ACGGGAGTTTTCTTTCTTCTGACATAGCTTTAAAATTATTTCGGTTTTAGTAAATTCTACTATCCTGTAGATTTGCGGTGGTGTTTTCATGGCATTTGATTTAAATGCAATTTACCCTTACCGATCCGGATCGCCAAACTTTTCGTCAAATTCTGGATGCTGTTCGTCATAATTTTCAGGCATAACCGGCGCATTACTTGCCATGAGCAAAATTATAAATACACTGATTAAACAGGTTCCGATTGTTATGATCGGAAAATTTATTAAAAGCAGCATCATTACTGCAAAAATTGAGATAATTATTAGTGTTTTCATTTTTTTAGTAATAGTCGGTTTCCAAAATATACAGAAAATACCCCCGCAATAATGCATATGGCCCTCACGGGGTTATCTGGATAGAAAGCTGATATAAGTATCATAACTCCCAGAATAAACATAGCCAAGCCCATAATCACATTCCAGGTTAGGGATTTTGTACCCCAGTAGCAAACCAGCACAATGGATTTAGCTACTTGAAAATACTCGTTATCCTTATCCATTCATCGTAAATTTGATAATCCGGGATGTCATTTTTATTTTCATAGGATTCTAAAATAAATCCTTCAGGGCATTGATCTTTTGCTTTATTGTCAAGATCATAGATATTTTCAGCGGCAATAACAATCGTTATTTCCTTTTTGTAGGTTACTGTATATTGTTTCATTTCGTTGATTAAAGGCTAAGTATGTTTTTACCGTATTCCGTGTTATCCTCGATTGACCTTAAATACATTGCAGATTCTTTTATTCTTGCCGCTAATTTCATTATTTCTGCATCAGGGGTATCTTTTACAAGCGTTACCTTATCAATTTCATATCCTTTGTCCAACTTTTTGTATCCTATAATTTTGGCACCCTTAATTTCAATATAAAATGGATCATTGCCGGGATTGATTAATTTACCGCAAACAACAATTTCGTCAACGTTTGCTTCTCCGTTTTTTATTTGAGCGAAGATTTGTTCGATAGTCATTTCGTAAGTTTTCATTGTCGTAATTTTTAAGTGTTAATTTATATGTAATTATACGCAATATCCCGGCAGGTTGTTGCTCCGTTCGTCAATAATTTACATACTTTCGTCAAAGAAAAACCCCCGATCAACTCGTGACCGGGGGGAAACCAGAATACAGAAAACAACCCAAAACTATTCCTTTACGATTTCTCCAAGACCTTCAAACAAAGCATCTACGACCTGATAAACAAGTTCAATTGCGCCGGGATGTTTTTCTTCAAGTTGTTTTTTGATTCTTTCAAGACCTTGATTGTCGATAAGTTGAATAGCAACGCCGTCAACCTTTTCAGCCAATCCGTTTTTGAACGTGATCAACCCGTCCAGAATTTTTTCTTGTTCGGGTGTTAAAAAACCTTTTCTTTCATTCATGATTTTTAAATTTAGAGAGTTATTATTCAGAAGCAAAATTCGTAATTATTTTTCCGATCCTGCCAATAACCAATATAGCTACAGGTATCCATGCGGGTGGTGAAGCTATAACAGCCACAACTGACCCTGTCAGTATCGCAACATCTTGCACCGTGTCACCTATTTTACGCCACCGGACAGGCGTGGGCTTGTAGTAATTCCCAGTTGCTATTTTCATTTTACAATTAGTTTTTTATCGGTTCCATTTACGATTGCATCCCTTACAGCCCTCGGAGCTATTATACATCCATGAGATGCTGTTCCAGGTTCTTTTATGCTATCCCCGTGAATCCGGAAATCACCCCGGCCAAACATTTCATTTTCCGAATTTGGGAATAACATTATAGTAAGCGGGCCGGTATTTTTTGAATCATACGGACGACCTATCGAATACTCCCCACGAGGGATCGGACCGACCGCCTTAACGTCTTGCATGTCAGGATTATTTTTCCCTTCTCCAAGCCCGGAATAGCCGGTACACATTAACAATCCGTCATCGTCTATTAGTTCCCCTGTTCTCTGGTAGTATATCATATCAAAATATTTTTGTCCATATTGCAGCCAATGCGGAGGAAATCACAGCCACACCCCCGGCAATTGTCCATTTCATTTTTTTATCATTCTCGATATACCGTTCATGCCGGTCTACTTTTTTTATTGTCCCTTCAACTCCCAGACACTCATCCCCGCAAACTGCCGTATAAAGCCTGTTCACTTTATCGTGTATGTCCTGAATTTGCTGCTCCTGTGAAATCATATTTTGAAACTTACGAATTGAGTTTTATTTTTTTCTGAATCTCCAATCCATAACGGGTATGTTGTACTATTCGCGTTCAAAAACTGGATAGCGTCGTTAGCATACTCCTGAGCGGTTTCCATGTAACCGAGCGCAATTTTTTCCTTTTCTTTTGCGGTCTCGTAATTTTGCTGAGTATTATTTGTGAGCTGTATTGCGCCCACTTGCGAGTGAAACAAATCCCCTTCACGCACGGCCATTGCCAACCACCAATATACGAGTACTGGTTTTATTCCGTAGTAGGTAATATTGTTCCCGTTCACGGCATATACCTTTCCGTTCAGCAAATCTGCATATTTCCCGGAGGCGCGGTCATCCAACATGAAGTCATAATACAAAGTATCGCCCAGCAACTGCCGCAAATTCTTTCGCTGCACGTCAGTTAGAAAAGCATTGAACCGGATAGTGTCAAACTTAGAATCCACCTGTCTGTAAACACGTACATCAGTTATCGTTATGAGTGCAGTTTCAGCCATCTTGTTCGTCGTTAATTAGCCATATTTGCATATCTTCATCGCTTATGCCAAATCCTTGCTTCAACATCTGAGCGGCTTGATCATAAGTCAATTCACCTTTTTTATATTTTCGAGTGATCCTAAATACTCCCTGCAATTGCCGACCGGTTAGGTTTGTGAGGGTGCTGTTTAGTTCCGTAGTTGCAGCAGCCTGTGGTTCTGCGGGTGTATTGGTTGCAGTTGTTCTCCCCGCAAATGTTTTCGGTATAATCTGCACCGATCCAATCCCTGACCATATACTATACGATAATATCCAGGTTAGTATCTTTTCAGCTTCTTTTCTTTCTGTTTCGGTCTGTGAATTATAATAAGTAAAAGCATCCAGAAACGATTCCTGGTTAAACATTCCACCCGTTGCAACGCCATTTAAAATAGGTGGTTGCCTGAAACATGCATAGATGTTAAACTTTGCCCGTTCGATTTGGTTTGTGTGCAACCCATCAATATTATTCCGGGAAACAGGAATAAAATATTTCCATGTCTGCAAATTTTCAGAAGGCAGTACAGAAAAAACACGGGTACCCCCGGCGTTTCCTGATCCTTTATCTCCGGCAAGATCGTTCTTTACGTCCTGAATTTCGCCTTCGTCCGTGAGGTTTTTCGGATATACAAGATACCCACCGAGAGCATAATCGTTTTGGATACTGCTGAGGGAATATAGTTTCGCTTCAGCTTCAAACTGCGCGTCATCGAGTACAGCATCCCAATTACATGGTGTATAATAATCATGCGAGTTCGGAATCCAGTAAAGTAGCTGACCTTTGTATTTGTCGATACCGCCAGCGGCCATAATCTCTTCAATCACCGATCCCGGATTAAACGGATTGTAAACAACCTCGTCTTTTTTAAACATTGTCCGGCGTGACCAATCCGGATTTGTTACATATTTTTTCAGATCCCGATACAATCGGACAAATTCAAAGTTTACCGGCGTAATTTCAGTGATTTGCCCTAATAAATTATAGTTGAAATGTAGCGCAAACCCTTTGAAATTAGCTTTCGAATATGAAACATGACGGAGAATATCCCACATTTTTTGCTTATCCCGGTTTACAACTTGGTCCATCCCGGCAAAACCTTCGCCTGATATGAATGATGAAAGCGTTTCGATTGCGCTACTTGTCGTCCCGGAACGCTGGGCAATGGCCTTTATTTTATTTGGATAGAGGTTGTCTTTGTCATAAGGAAGAAAAGTGTCAAATACAAACAGAGGATTAATGCAAAGCCTCTCAACATGCAGGGTGCGTTGAATAGAATTAACGGCGATCTTGTAACCGCCGTTATTCTTTGCTTTCTCCGTTGCGCTTACATTATTCATGCGAAGTAATGTTTCGCCTTACCGGATTCGGAAATGAAATCGTATATTTCCTGCGGGACTGGGACATCCTTCACAAGTTTAATATACCGTGACCCGAATGAGGCCGTAACAGTTTTATTGGGCATCTTCCCGGTGCAGGATAAGATTTCTTTTTCGAGCTGCTCCAGTTCTTTTTGTGCAACATCTTTCAACTGTGCCCCGTCAAGAACGAGGAATTTTAGACTTACGTACTGTTCGTACTTTGCCGGGTCGACCGGTTTTTTCTTTTTGTCCTGTTTTTGTACTTCCTGTACTTGTTCCTGTGACTGTTCCTGTGTTTTCATAATATTCTGTTATTTTTGTTTGAAGATGAAAAGGGAGCGCACCGAACTCGACACGCTGCCCTTTGTGATAAATTATCATGACAGTAAAGTCGAAATGTCAAAAGTCGATTCAATGAAATGAGGCGGGTCGATCTCAGGAGGATCGTTTTCGGGGGTTTTTAACACAACCTGAAAACTTCCGCCGGTATCAGCATCACCTGGATTCATTTGAAAATCAGAAATACGCAGTCCTACCCGGCGGCCATACATCATAGAACGCCCATCGGTTAAGGGTATCAAGGCCACAACTTTGTTAAACCTCAATTTCTTGATGTTATCCAAAGCCAATTGTGTAGCCTCAACAATACGTATATCGAGAGAGTGATCGAAACCGTCAATCGCTGTCCTTGCCCTGAAAGGCGAGGATGGGATTATCTGCACCGAACCTTTGGAAGATTCAAAGCTATATCCAAGCGTTCCGGCATCGAGCGTTATGGTTTCGATCTCATGCGATACGGCATCAATCGTGATTGCACCGTTATCAAGATCCTCCTTATTTATCAGGATGACATAGTTTCCAATGCCCCCCTGCAAAATAGCACCTCCGTCAAATGCAGAACCTCTATCTATTTTTACATTTGTTGCCATTGTTAATATTTTAAAAAGTATCGGACATTTGTAATTACGCAGGTATCCCCAGCTGATCCATCACCCCAAAGCCTGTAGTATTTATATCGGGGTGGAGTTTGGTAAAACTCCCTGTTTACAGCAGGTGCGCCAGTTACGGCCAGGGTATCTATATCATACCAAGCATTTGTATTGTAGCATCCTTGCAAAAAAAACGTTGCGTTATCATGAGCCGTGGTGAAAACAAACCCAGCTATACCTTGATAGATGGATGCTTCCTTTGTGCCAGTAAAGTAAACGTTTTCATTTCCGTGAGTGCTATCAGATACAAACACCTGATTTGCAGCCTGCCCGAAACTTGTCAGGCAGGCGCAAAACATTAGGATTGTTAAGAGTAATTTCATCAGTCCTTTTTAAATAAAAGTTTGGATGAAGCGATTCTGACAGTGTTATTCACTTTTCCGTATACCGCAACCCTGTAATATTGATACAATAGCGGTGTGCTCGTATAGAGGGCAGTAGTCCCTCCGGTAAGCAGGGGAGTAACGGCCCCATTGCTTCCGACACTTGTCCATACTGTACCATCATTACTACCCTGTATCTGCACGGACGCAATAGTATCACCGGATGAAATATCGGCATGGGTAAAAGTAAAACTGATCAGGCCAACTGTATTATTAACTGTTACACCTGTCGACGGACGAGCTACGGACCTGTCCGAACTTGCGGACGGGTAATAGCTGGTATCGGCTGCAATAGTGTCAACCCCGAAAGTCTGCACATACTGCTGAGCACTAAGGCCAGCACCTAGTGCCAGCACGAAGCAAAGTATAAGTATCTTCTTCATATCGCGCATATTATGCAGGTTCGTAAAGAACGATTTCACCCGAGGAAATATAGTTCACATCGAGTTTGATGTCCAGGCGCATGAACCAGGTATTGCTATTTGCCGCAACGCGGTCGATCCTCCAACCTTCATTGTCCAGGTCAACCCAAAATCCTGCATACAGGTTGTCGGTTTTGGATCCAATGATATGGTTAGATTTCATTCCATCGAAAGGAATGATTTTCGAGGTCAGGTATTTGGCATCGGCCAAATTCGATCCGAGTACACCGGCGAATGCTTTCACCAAATCAATGTTCGATGTTTGCATCAACTTCCAGACGGTTGTATCAACCTTCAGGGTGAAGTCAGGGTCTTTGATCAGATGCGAAGGAATCGCGCTCCATACAGCAGCCAGAACTTCGGCGAAGTTTGCAGCGGTGATATTACCGGCAGGTGTCGGTTTAATTACGTTTGCATCGGCAATCGCGCGTGTTACCCAACCATCAATATAATGCATTTTGGTGCCGGCTGCCAGAAGTTTATCACCCTGAAAAGCGAGTAATGAATAATGCAACCCTGCTTTATTCATGATCAGGTCCATGATTGCGCTGGCAAGTTGGGTATTCAGCTGCAGATTGGAAAAGTCACCAACGGACTGCCACAGCTTCCAAAGGGTACCATGCCATGCGGAGGGCAAAAATTCCAGGTAAATGGTTGCCTTTGCCATGTCCAAACTGCGTTCCGAATAGGTAACGACAGTTGTGTCGGCCACAGGGGCCGTATCGGTATACACGCCAATGGGAAGAGTAGTTGCACCCATTTTCGGCAAAGAAAATTTCCCGGCCTGATCGGTTACAACAGTAGCGATATTTTCTTTGGAAACTTCATTTCCAAGACCAAGTTCCAGAAAGATTTTTTCCAGAACTTCACCGCCATAGTTCGAGTTCGATAATGTCAGTGCCATAACTTAAGCTCCTTTCCTTTTTTTGTCAACAGCAGCCTTGATCTCTGCCTGTTTTGCTTCGATTTTTTCTTTAAGCAGATCAGTAGCGGAAGCCGAAGTTTGGTTGACCGGGCCTGTTCCTTTTGCCGGAACATGGGTCGAAACCATAGCGGCCAGAGGTTTCAGTTTTGCTTCGATCATACTTTCGATCTTAGCCTCGGAAGCCGTTAGCATAGCAGCAACGGTCGCAACCACATCAGCAGTAGCATCCGGAGCGGCCATAGCGGGTTCGGTCACTACCGTAATAGTTCCACCGCTTACGGT